TGCCTCTAGTGTGTACTCTTCGCCTGGTTCTAAAAAGTTGCCCACTTTTTATCCTTTTAGGTTGGGGTGAAAGTGAAATACAGTTCTTCGTTTTGAGTTGAACCATTCTTGGTGCAAAGAAATTCGATTTCGTCGGTAACGATTCGATTCCTATCACCTTCTTGGATGTTGATAATCTGTGCCTTCGGTGCGGTAATGCCAAGCGTCGAGGTGCTCGGCCCGTCTAGCGTGATTTGTAAAGCGTAGGCGGTCGAGGTCGTCCAGATGTTATGACGGTTCTGAGTTGCAACCAGTACCGATTCCGGGTTTGCGGTAATCGTCGGACGACGGTTGGTGATAATGCCGTGAATGAAACCAGATGCTTGAGTTGCATCTTCGAGCATCACAACTTCGTTGCCAGCGTCAATGGTTATCTGCTCGACCTTCATTGCGACGCTATTAAACGTGCAAGCGGTCGCGGATGCAAACCGAAGCGGTGAGTCGGTCGGATAGCTTGGTGCAATGATTGCCGTATCAGTAGGCTCGACGTAAACGCCAGTGAAGGTCCATTCAATAGTAATCATTCGGCCTGTCGGTAGGGTCATTACCCAAGAACCCACTGAGCCTTTAATTGTTTTAAGAACGCCGTTAATGTAGACACCCATTGTCAAAGTCTTGACGTTGGTTCCTGGTGCCTCACTGCGTGGCTTCCAGACGTTGGTGGTTTCCGTCCAACCACAACCTGGCATCAGAACAGAGAAGATAGTCGGTTCGGTTGCACTGCCATCCCAAGCTAGGTCGGTTTTGAAAGTCAGCGTTGCCGATTGTCCTTGAGGGATTGCGGTAAGGTAGTTGAATGAGCCGCTGCCTTCCCTGTCTTCAAGCGATATCGACGGCTGGAGCATCACGTCGTAAGCATTGAAAACACCTTCGGAAGCAGTCAAGGCTTCTGCTGTACCTGGCGTTGCTTCCACCTTTGCGGCAAGCGTGCGTATTCTCTTGAGCAGTGGCATCTATATTATCTCCTAACTTCGAATGGGTCGGTTTCGCTGGAACGGTAGGTAACTGTCAGAGGCACGCTAACGCCTTGGTGGTCGCCTTCATTACTGATAAACGGTTCGGTACTTCCAAACTCGGCAAATAGTGCAATGTCTCGAAACGTGTACCAGTCCGATGAATTCGTTATTGCTTTGCGGATATTACCGGCAGCACGATTCTCCGAAACTGCGTGCGGTGTTTCGCTTTTGTCGAGGTCTCGCAGGAACATCTTTATTTGATATTCAACTTGATAGGCACACGCCGGAGGATTGCCTTCGTGGTCAAGCTCTGGCAATCGGTCTTCACTACCCTGAACAACCAAGATTCGAAAGTTCTTCGGAGTCCAATTGCGTGCTGTTCTGTCAGGTCGGATGACATCGACGACATCAAAATCGAACGAAGCCGCGAGGCTGATTAACTCAAGCCTTTCGACTATTTCGAGTGCAATTCGTTCGGGTATTGAAAGTATCGCTGAGGTCATTTCTTTTGTCTTGGTTTAACGAACTTAATCCGGTCGATTCTGCGTTTGAGGTTCTTTCGTAGTCGTACATGAGCCATTGCGCGGAGTTGCTTTTCTCCGCCAATCTTTTTGATTATTTCTGCTACATTAACTCCCTCTGATGATTTCAGTGGGTATCTGTGTTCTCCTCGCCTTTCCCAAATCGTGTAGCCAAGCTTTTCAGTATTTGGGCCAAACCCTTTCGGATAGATAATTCTTGAACCGCCTTTCATAACTTTTGCGGTCGTTATCGATTTCTTCTTTCCGGTCTTTCTTTTCGTTGAACCTGGTGGCTTTTTAACTACCTTTGGAACTTGTTTAGGCCCAAACCATCGAATCGGTATCTTGATATCTTTGATTAACAGTTTCCCGCCTGGTATCTCGTCACTCATTGCACGAGGATTCGCGAAGAATAGCTTGATACGAGATTCAATAATTTTCTTTGGTGTCTTTTTGCTCCTTGGCGGTTTTGTAACTTGTATGGTTGCTCTAATCATTCGTCCTGCATCAAGCCGCATTCCTTTAATTGTGGCGTTGATTGCAGCACGTTTAGCAAGTCTCAATTCATCTCTGGTTGCTTCTAGCTTTTTGAGCATGGCATCAGCTTGCTTTAATGCCGCTCCAAATTTAATCATTGCAAGAGCAACCTTAAGAACCCTGTAGAATCTGCTTGCACTCGAACAATAGCACGTCGCACTGAAGTCTCTCCTAGCCTCAATGCGACCGCTATTTCATCTCCACCTGTCTCAATTTCAGTCGACGAGATCCCAGTCGTCGAATTGTTGAGAACTCGAACCACTATTGATTGAGATTGCACATCACCCAGTTCCGGCACAACCGATAGCTCATCGCGTAAAACCATTGCGGTTACACTTCGAGAACTACCGGCTAGCGGGTAATAGGTGACAGACTCCCCGAACTGCCGTAGCAGTCCAAGAGCACCTGTCTTAGCCATCTGCAATGCAAAGCGGTTTGTCATAATTAGGTGGTAATGTTGCTCAACAAGTGACCAGCCTCAGCGTATAGAACCACTTCATCCACGTCGTGACGAACGCGAATGATGCTGCTTCTTGTCTGCTCTTCGCGGTAGCTTTCAATCGATCCACCGATTGCACTGCCGTCAGCCGACCAATGGAAGGTTCGACCGATGCAAGGCTCTCGGAAGTCTGCTCCGGTTGCAATCTTGCAGACCATTGCATACTCACCCGACCAAATCTGAACCGGAGAAGCCGACTGGCCTTCGATAGCGTTGTTCTTGGAGCCACCAGCAACCAAGATGAACGGCAAATCAAAGACCTGAGCCAACATCTCAACCGTGACGTCGGTAGGCTTGGTTGGATCGCCAGCACCAGCCGATTGAATGCGTTCAACAACTTGGTCGGAGTTACGCAAGTTACGGAACACCTTCTGATTGATAATCAAAGCGTTAGCCCAAAGACCACTGTTGTCGTAAATCTTTTGGACTGCTGCTTCAACGTCGGTAAGCGGGACGCAGTTGGTAGCGTCGTCCCATTCGTGAGTGATGGCAGTCGTTAGGCTTGCACCGTTCCAAGTTGTGGTGTTAAACACCGACGCTGCGACGCGTTCTTCTTGAGCACGCAAAACGGCGTTATAGGCACGAGCGGTGCTGATAACTTCGGCATCGAAGTATTCAGCGTACATCTCGGCTTCGCGATCATCGACAGGTTCTTCCGCACCGTACTCGACGCAAGTGTACGAGCCGGTCGTGAAGGTGAACTTGCCGCGATTGTATCCGGCACCAGGAGCACGCTTGGTGTCTCGCTGTTGCAAGAGTTGTTCCAGTGGAATCTTACCGAAGACTCCGGCCTGCGAAAGAACATCTACAACCGGAAATACTCGGTTCGAGATGTAACCTCGCTGGTCCATTGCCAGGTCGAATTCCATCAGGCTATCAGCCAGGTCAGGACGTAAGGTTGCTAAACTTGTGCTTGGGGAAGGCATTGTCTTATTCTCTCTTTGCTTGTTTGATTGTTAAGAAACACTACGGGCTTAGCACCGTGGGCGAGCACCTCACCCGTAGTGCTTGCGAGGGGAACGGGTCAACTACTATGCTGCTTCGAGCACGTAGGTAAGTAGCACGTCGATGTTGGTCGAAGTGGTCAAATCACTGCCGGTCTTACCGATAGTGATGGCGGTGTTAGTGTCAACGGTCGTGAACGAAGCACCGTCAGCAAGAACGGTCGCGTTCGCTGCACCTGCTCGAACAACTGCTGACTGCGTTAAAGCAGCAACGGCAACAGCAAGAAGCTTGACGGATGTGGTTCGAGTGCCGAGAACGTCAACGGTCGTTGCACCAGCAGCAGCACCACCGATTGAAATCATGGTGACATCTTGCAAGCGGTACTTAAATCCTGGAACAGCAGGAAGCAAAGTTGCACCAGCGTTGACGTTTGCGGTCGTGGTACGAACGCGAGCCACCTGAGCAGCGGTCTGATTGCCAGACAAGCCACCACCGCTAATGCTCATCACTTCGATGATATCACCGTCGGTCGTGCTGGTTTCCAGTGCGATACCTTCGACAACGGTTCCGCTTGAAGCAACCTTGCCGGATGCAGCAGCGTAAACCAAATTGCCAGCAGTAATTGCACCGCTTGCAACCATCTTGCGGCTACCAGCAGCACTACGCAAACGAACCGAAACTACATCACCAGAAGCAAACGATTCGACTTCCATCGTGCCGAGTGCTTGGTCAGCAGCGGTTGCAACTACAAGAACGCCGCTAGAAATCTTAACTCGAAGGTACTGGTCGATTGCAGCACCAGCGGTAAAAGCCTTTGTGTTTGTATCAACGTATTGACTCATCTTATTAGCCTTATCTTAAATTGGTTTCGAAAGAAAAATGTTTCCGCAATTAGCGGATGCCAGACTCGGACAACATCGCTGCCCGCAATCCTGGGTTCTCTTTGTTAGCACGACGAACAGCCGAAGCTTTGTCGATGCCGCTCTTTACGTGCTTCTCAACTGCGTCTTTCCACTGCTGTGCGGCGTTCTTGAAAGACTGAACCGGAGCAGAGCGGACAACCTGAACGCCACGAGCACGCATAGCAGGCTTCTCTTCTTCCATCGGCATAACATGCTCTTCGGCCTTTGCGGCTTCGAGTTGTGCCTTGTACCCGTTCATCTCTTCTTCCATTGCCGACATCTTTGCGGACATTTCGTCCATCTTCGACATCAACTCCTCAAGGAGCATTTCTCCAACGTCATCCATCGACTTCTCTTCTTCGAGAGCCTTCACGATGAACTCGGGAGATGCTACCTTGCCATACCTCGCTTTGATGCTCTTGGCAGTCGCAGCGATTTTCTCTGTTGCCATTTCGGAATCTCCTAAAGGCACAACACCATCGCCGGACGGATCGCCACTCACTTTGAGCGACGCAAGAACCCGCTGCGGCAAATTTCCTCTTGATTCAATAACTCGACTCGTTTTCTTAGTCGATAGGATGCGGTCAACCAGACCAGCGTCACGCGCCTCCGATGCGGTGTACCAAGTCTCGGCGTTCATAATCTGCTTGATTTCTTCTTCACTTCGTCCGGTGCGTTCCGAGTAGGCAGCAATCATCGACGACTGAAGCTTCTTGAGTAGCTCCGACATCTTCTCATGGTCGTTGCCATCGCCTTCCGTCATCGTGTACGGATTGTGCAGCATCACGTAACCGTTCTCGGTAATCTCGACGGTATCCGCTGCCATCGGAATAAACGAGGCAATCGAGAAAGCTGCCGATTCAACGATAGCCTTTGAACCAGCAGGCCAAGCAGTGATTGCGTCATAAATCGACATTCCGTCAAATACGCTGCCACCTTCGCTGTCGATGCGAATCACCAAAGGCAAAGACTTATCTGCTGCTTCTAGTCGGTTCTTAAAATCTGCTGCCGTGATGCCTGGATAACCAATAGGCCCGTAGAGTTTGATTTCGTTCGCAGATGCTTCCGCTTTGAATGCTTTCGCGTTGTCTTCGGCGTTCATTTGTCGCACCAATTTGTTAGCCCACGATTGACCAGCGTCACCACCCCACAAAGCCCACGCAATTCGTCCGTTGGAAGGAAAGCCATCTTCACCAAGAGAGAAGCCTTCGCCTTGCTTGTCGACTTCGTGACGGTCGAAGTAGGCTTTCATCCGCTTTGCGGTGTCCGGAGAAATCTTGACACCGTTCGACAAGTCTCGTGCTCTTGCTATCCCGACTCCGGTTCCACCGCGACCGAATTCACGTCGCCACGCTAGACCTTTTTCGGCCTCATCACGAACACCTTGAGGTGGCGTGAAGTCGATCGATTCGTACTTGGCTGCTAGCTCCGGTTCGTTTGCGTAAAGTGCTTTTTGCTGCTCGGTTGCTGCTGCCTTCGTTGCATGGCATCCCATTACGGTGCCATCCTCTTTGAGGACGGCCCAAGGCTTACTAGCAGAGCACTCGCTTGACTTTGAAACTGAATAAGGCATTAGGCTTGCTCCTCGGGTTGAGGTGCTTTTTGTGCATCGGGTACTGCTGGATTGAATGCGTTAGTCCCTGCTGGCCCCATGATTTCCTCGGCTTGCGATGGGTCAAGCTGGAAGAAGTAAACCAATTGAGCAATACCTGATTCTCTCGGGAGCATTCCGTTAGCTACCTTTTCAACAATCATCGAAGCGGCAGTTACCTGAGCACCATTGAGTGCTGTATCTGCAATTTCAGATGTCTGCGTCTCTGGTGCGGAAACTTCAGAAGGCGACTGAACTTCCGTCGTTGGCTGAGAGTCTGCCTTTTCCGCTTGCTGCTGCAAGGCTTGCGGGTCTTGCATCGTCATCTGGATGCCGGTTGGCATCGGCAGCGAAATCAGTTCACGCCAGTGAATTGGAGCATCGTTAAATTGTGCGTTGATTCTTCTTGCTGCTTGCTTGGCCTTGGTTATCGCGTATTCCATATCGGCAATGGTTTCATCTGCGATAACTTCCCAATCTCGGCCTCTCTCTGCGTGTAACCGTCTTGGGGAAATCAAACCGTTTTGCAGTCGAATCTGGTCGCCTTGAGCGTCACCAACCGGGTCGATATATTGCCATACCGGAGCAGACCAGTGATGACCGAAGATACTAACATCTGAACGCTGTGAAACTGCCCGGAGTGCTGCATCCGATTCAATCCACTGGCGAACCTTCCATCGCCACACAGGCTCATGGAATCGTTTGATTAAGTTGCGTTGATTGCTCTTAAAGCCTTTGCGTGCCTCATCGACTGCACCACGCCAACCCGAAAAGTTGGTTTCGCTTCCGTCCATAAGAACTAAGCAAAGCGGCAAGCCTAGATTGGTGCCAATGGTTTGCAAGATTGTCTTGAGTTGGAACTCATATCCACCGCCCGGAATATCTGGCGAGAACCCTTGAAGCTCTTCACCGGGTTGCCCGATGACTTCCATTCCTGGTGCAATGTTTTCAATGTACCGAGTCTCTCCGGTGCCGCTT